CATGATCTAGCAAATAATGTTTGAAACATGGCTTGAAGAATCTAAACCTAGATGCACCTTTAAGTAATCTATATGTCAAAGTGAAACGTGTAGACTCATCATATTTTTTATTATTAACCACGTCAAGTAAACTATCTAAAAACTTTGCTCTTAAAACAGGAGGAATATAATGTAAGTTCAATCCTTTAAATCCACCATCTGCGCTTTCTACTGGTATCACAAGGGGAAACGTATCGTAATATGGAAGTTTATCTTTAAGTTTAGGATCATAGAAAAACATCATCATGCTACCTAGCATTGGACTACTGACTTTATTGATCTCATCTTCTCTCATTAATGCTTCACGATTAACTCGAGTAAGTTGCTGTACTCTTCTGCGAAACCAATCACGTGATTCTTGTGTACGTGGTGTAATACCTTTACGAAAGGCTTCAAGTTCAAGTTTTTGAAATAAGTTACTCATAAGTCTATTTATATCGTTTTCTACGCTTTTTACGATATGTAGGTAGTGGTTTATATGACTTAAGTTTTCCCGGAACTGGTTTCGATAAAAGTTTCATTTCTTGCAATGTCTTTTCAGTCCATACTTGAAACTCCCACCCTCTATCTTTTGCATAATTATCTGCAGCTTCCCACTTATTCATATTCTTAACGTAAGTCAAACCTTCTGTAATATATCTCTTAGTTCTTTTTGCACCGACTGGAGGCACAGTTTCTTTTTCAGGTTTTATTTCTACTAATAATGTTTTGTCTTCAAACACTATCTTAACGTCGACGTAGTATTTATGATACTTTTTATCAACATCATAATAATATGGCACAACGATTTCTTCAGAACTCCAAGCTTTTACCTTTGGATTCTTATCACACCATTGAAAAACAGCCTTCTCCCATAAAGACCTATATATTATATTGGTATGGTCACCTTTATACTTAGAAATATTTTTCGCTTTGTAAAGACCAGAATAAACCATGATAACCGTTATAAATAAAGAAATAATACTTTAATATTATCTATAAGGATTGCACATGGAAATATTCGATAAAGTCGGACCTCTTGGAGAAACACTCAAAGGTGGAGGCGGATTAAAAAATCCAATAAAAAATTTTAGTAACGTCGAAGGCGCGCTTGACGAATTTGCAGAAGCTGGTCAATCTTTATTAGGTGCTTTATTTAAAAACTTTGGTGCAGGTGGTGCCACATTAGAATATCCATTAGATGTATCTGGCAATCCTGCTTATGCAGCAACAGTATCATTTCAAACTTTAGAGTATACCACACCTGAGTCTGGTAAGAGTCAAAAATCTCATATGAAACAACAAGAAGATAATCTTAAACAGGCAAGGTTAAAAGAAGCAGATGATGCTAGAAATCAAGCTGCAGGTATGGGACTCGTTGATGGATTAAGTGATGGCGCTAATCGTGGTGCTAGAAACTCTAGTAGCCTTGTAGGTGCCGGTGGATCTGATATTGGTGTAGATCTAAATCCTGTTACGGTTTCAGTCGACACCGCCGAAAGATCAAACGTTTCTGGAACTGCTGCATACGCAGATGATGCGGCCGCATTAAATTTTATTGCAAAGAAAGATACAGAAATTGAAGCCGCAGCTGCAAAGAAATCTACTCCTACAGTTAGAGCAGGTACGAGCTTTTTTCCTAAGAAAGGCGAGCCCACAGTAACAATGTACTTTCCACCAAGTATGTCTTTTGTTGATAACGTTGCATATGATACTAATGCAGAGTTAGGAGCATTTGGCGGTGCTGTTTTGGCTGGGATGCAAGGTGGAATGACAGGAGCTCAAGCCGCTGGCGCTGCTCTTAAAGGTGAAGGAAAAGCAATACTTGATACCGTATTAGGAAGAACGAATACCGGTCTTTCAGAAGGAGTCACTGACTCACTTAAACTTGCAGCTGCAAAAGTTAATAATAGATACAATCCTATTTCAAGTGTTAGAAATGCTATAACTCTGCAAAATAGATTTATCGTTAATCCAAATGTAAGAGCAATATTTAGAGGAGTTAACATACGTGAGTTTCAGTTTCAATTTAAGCTTATAGCAACTTCTCCTGAAGAAGCAAGAACGGTACAAAAAATAATAAAGCATTTTCGAAAAGAACTATATCCAAAGGGATTTCCTGTAAACTTTGGTACTGCCTCTACAGATTTAGGTTATCATTTTCCGAATGCATTTAAAATAATATTTAAATTTGAAGGTAGAAGAAATAAAAATTTACCAAAGATCAAACCTTGTTATTTAAGAAGTTTTAACGCAACAATTAATCCTACAGGTGGTGGATTTAGAAATGATGGACAACCCAATGAAATAGATATTTCAATGGCATTTGTTGAACATGAGACTCTTAAATCACTTGATGTTGAGAAAGGATTCTAATGTTATATTTTAATAATTTTGCAAATATTAGTTATAATTTTGGAGATGAACCAGATCCTGTTATATTTCAAAATATATCTGGATATGCCGATATAATAGATCAAATTAAAGATGATATTACTTTTGCAAACACACATACTATACAAGAAGGATTTAGACCAGATCAAGTATCAATACAGCTGTATGACACACCATTACATTACTGGACATTTTATCTCTTAAATGATAATTTAAGAGAACAAGGCTGGCCTCTACCTAATCAGGAACTAATTACTTATATACATAAAATTTTTCCAAATACAACAATAACTACGAGAGATGGCGACTTAGCTAATAAGTTTAAGATAGGTCAGACAATATCTGGTAACACATCTGGTCAAAGTGGTAAGGTAATAAAGAGAAACATAGACCTAGGTCAAATTATTGTAGAAGGAAACGTGTCTTTTACAACTGGAGGAGAAACTTTTACTTCCACTAATTCTTCTGGCGTAGAGGAAACTCTTGTTGCTGTTTCAGCTGAAAGAGAATATTTATCAGAAAGTCATTATGTAGATGGAAGTGGAGCTATTGTTGATATCGATCCTACTGTAGGACCTGGCGTTTTACTTACTGGCAAAACAAATCAAGACGTATATTATAGCGTAAATGAAAGCTTAAAACGAATTAAGGTTATTAAACCAGATTTAATTAATGGAATAGTGACAAGCTTTAAAAAGTCACTAAGAGGTTAAATGGAATTAGCTGCACAATCAAACACCGATTATATAATCATAGAAGCTGTTATATCATCAACGCGTACTACTACAGAAGTTGATATAAGAACATTGGTTTCTGAATTTATTATTTATGAACATATCGAAAAACCGTATCTAACTGGTAAGTTAACTTTTAAAGAAGAAGAAAATATTTTACAAGATATTGATTTTCAAGGAGGAGAAAAATTAACTCTTACTATTCAACACATGGAAGAAACAATATCTGCTAATACGATCACTAAAGAGTTTTTAATTGATACTATTGATAACGTATTAAGAATTGATGAAAGAACAGAGTTTGCTGTGCTGCATTTTACAGAATACCATGTATTCGATTCATCTGCACAAAACGTAAATAAGTCTTATAATGGATCTCCTACTAGTATTATAAAAACAATCACTGAAAGTTTCTTAGATAAAGATGTACTTGTAGAAGGAACAGATGACGTGAGAGACATGAAAATAGTAGTTCCAAACTATCATCCTCTCGAAGCTTGCGCATGGTTAAACAAAAGAGCGACAACTAGTGATGGTCTTCCTTTCTTTTTCTTTTCAACTCTTGGTACAGAAAATTTAGTCTTGAAAGACTTAGAAAAAATGTTAACACAACAACCTATTAACTCTGAACAACCATACATTTATGCACCTAGTGCTGGCGATGGAAATGAGAATAATAAAAATTATTTAATCTCTGATTATAGATATGAGTCACAAGAAAACTTATTAAAGATCATAAGAAATGGTCATGTAGGAGCAAAGTACGTTTTTCATGATACATTTAAAGGTATACCTACAAACGTAGATTATGACGTTGATAATGTGTTTCAAACATTAATAGGTAAGAACGCACTCGGCGGTGAAAACTCTCGATACAATCATTCGCCTGAGTTTACTGTAAAAGGTAAAAAAATAGGTAGACATAATTCTAAAATTGTGTCACAAATTGCTTCTTCCGGAGCTTATGATACTGTAGGAACAACATTTAAAAGTTATCAAGACGAAAAAACAACAGGCGGACAAACTAAAAAAATTAATAGAGAATCATTAAAAGAATTTTTAGTAAAAACTCCACTTGTCATCAAAGTAAAAGGAAGAGAATTTATTACAGGTGATGCAAACTACACGATAGGTAAGACGATAAGAATTAGATTTTTAGATACCAATCCGTATTTAGATGATCAAAATGCAAAGTTTGATTTGAAAAAATCTGGTGATTATCTTATAATGACAGCTAAACATGTTTTTTCAGACGAAGCGGTTACAACCGAGCTTACGTGTGGAAGAGTGGCGTCACTAGGTGTGGAGGTTGAACTATAATGCAAAGTTATTATGGTGATGAAACTAGATGGTTCATAGGGTACGTTGTTAATAACGTTGATCCTTTGAAACTTGATAGAGTTAAAGTCAGAATAATTGGTATTCATACAGATAACACTGAAGATATTCCTGATGATGATTTACCATGGGCACAAGTTGGTGTACCAGTAACTGAAGACGGTAGTTCTGGCCAAGGTGCAAATTCACAATTAAAAATAAGAGCACAAGTCTTTGGTGTATTTCTTGATGGAAAGAATTCACAGCTTCCTTTGGTGTTAGGTTCTATTCCAAAGATTGAGACAAATACAAACTCAGTTGATGAATCATTGCCTTCGGTGTCAATTCCTATTAATGGAAACACTAATATTGAAAAAGCATTTAACTTTTTCATATCGCCTGAAGGTGGTGAATTTACACCTCAACAAGCTTGTGGCATGATTGGAAACTTTTGTGTAGAATCTGGAGCAACTTCAAACAGAGGCGATATCAATCCTTCTGCAGTATCTGGATTTAAAGATGAAGGATCGTTTGGAATAGCTCAGTGGAATCCTGCAAAGAAGGCAGGTGACAGGTTTGGTGAACTTCAAAAGTTTGCTGGTAGAATAAATAAAGATTACAGAGAAATGGAAACACAACTAAGATTTGTTAAACATGAATTAGAAACTCTTCCATATTTAGGACTAGGCCAATTAAGAAGTACAACCACCCTTAAAGATGCCACTATAGTTTTTCAAAATAAATATGAAAGACCAAACAAAGATCTTGCGCATACAGATCAGAGAATAGCATTTGCACAAGAAACAATGAAGAAACTTGGTACCGGTGTTGACGATGATCCAATTAATCCTGAGGAGTAAAACATATGTCTTTTCGAGAATCCTTTAGTCTTAACGGAAAAGCCTTTCAAAAAGGTGTAGGGCGTATTGGACAGAATCGTGAGTTCAATGGAACAACGTTTACTTTTGCTCCGGAAGATAAAGGCAGAATAGTAAAAATTACTTTAGTTAGAGCAGGCGCAGATAGTTTAAAAAATTCTAGACTTGAAGAAGGTACAGGTTATATATTTAATGGAACATCTGTAAGACTAGTTAATCCCGGCGTAAACTTTTTTTTAATTGAAGGTGAAAGAGAATCTACTCAAGATGAATTTCTTGAAGCTACAAAAAATGCACCAATCTTAAGAGATATACAAGCCTTAAATATTTTTCAAGCTTCTGGAGGTTCAGAGGTTGCAACTGTTAAAGTAGAACAAATAAAAAACTCTGTTATGAAAAGTTCTTTTTTTCAAAACCCCGGTGAAAAAGTTTCTGGATTTTTAAATTTTGGAGTAACGTCAAAGCCGTCCAAAGATTTTGTTAAGAGTCCGATGCCTGTCATACTACAAGAAGACGCTGGTGATGGATCGGCAACGGCCTCTTCTCCTAATGCTTCTAATCTGGTTAAATTATTAAAAAAGAAAATGAACTCTACAAACTTAAATAAGGTTGACATATGTAATGGTACTTTAGATGATATACAAAAAAGTTTAACAAAAAATACTCCGGGATTGAAACCAACTGCTCGAAAAAATTTACTATCAAAGAATTTTATGCCTGCAACGGTAAGCGTAAAAGTTTTAGCAAAGGTTGAAGAGGCAGTGGCTGATAAAGAAGAAGGCAAATCGCCTGAAGATATTATTGGTGCAAAACAAAAAGAAGTAACAAAGGCAAGAGCTCAGTTGTTTAGTAACTGTGCATTCGATTTAGGAAAGATTGGTGATCTGATTCCTCAAGCAGGAAGGTCTTTTGCAAACATCCAACCAAACATGCTAGCCACTGCAAAAGGGATTCCGTGTTCTACTGACATAAATAAAGCTATTTCAAACATTCCTGATGGAGTTAAGATACCAACCGCACAAAAAGGACAAGTAGTTGAAAAATTAATGAAAGGCCAAGATGCTATTACAGGTAAAGTTGATTATAGCACTAATATGAATAAAGCACTTGGCAAAGGAACCTTGACACCTGACATGACGCCTGTTGTTGGAAAAGAAGAACAAAGTGCAGCAACTTCAAAGTCTACCTTCAATGGATTTCTTACACCCGACGATTATGTATTTGAAACTATAGGATCATTTGACAAGTTATTAGATTATTTACAGGGAAGTGTTAGATGTAATACCAAAGGACCTCAGGCTATAACTCAAATGATTGTTGATTTCACAACGGATGAATACATTTTTGCTAAAGACGCAAAAGGTTTACAGAAGTTAAATAAAGAATTTGATCTAGAATTTCAGATAAATCAACAGAAAGGTAAGAAAACTCCTACGGAAGCCAGTGCTGCAGCTCGTAAGATTCTTGAAACAGAAGGTACTACAAAAAAATTTGGAATACAAGCACACTTTGTTATAAAGAGAGACGGCACTATACAAAAAGGTCGACCAATAGATGAGACTAATGATGATAGCTCCTTTCCAGAAAGGTTTGATAAAATGATCTATGTTGTTTTGATAGCTGGCGAAAAAAACCCTGTGACTCCTCAACAAGCCGCATCTACTGATCATGTTATATCTGCAGCAATGATTGCTATGCCACAGATTTATGCTCTTGGCGTTAATGAGACTGATCCTAATTATGTTGGGCCTGGAATAGATATATCTGCTATTAGAGCAAAATATAATAAGATAGTAGCAGATGGCTTAGCGACATTTGATCCGGGTAATAAAACAAGAGAAGAGCTTGCAGTTGTTAAATCACCGGAATTTGTTAAAACTGTTTCTACGAAGCTTAATGATGTACAAAAAGTTAATCCTAGTAAAATTACAAAAGAATATGAAGGTATTGATGAAGCAACTGGTCTAAAAAAACCAGTAAATATTGACGAAGCTACTGCTGATATGAAATCTAAATTAAAAGAAATAAAATCAGGTAACATTGATGTTCAAGGTGAGTTAACTGCAGCTCAAACTAAAGGTCGAGGTGAAGCAGCTAAAATTTTAGGTGATAAAAATGCTAACGCTCTTTTTGATAAACTAGATGGAAGTATGGGAGGTGTTGATAGCCTTATTAAGGATTTAAATATTAATAAGATTGATGATTTAACAGACAATATAAAAGATGCTTTCGGAGTGTAATAAATGACTTTTGAAAATAAAAATAGTAGTAGACTTGTACCGAGCGGTATTCAAAAAGAAAATGGATTTGATGATCCTAACGAAGCATATCCTAAAAAATCTTTTTTAAATTCTCCTTCTGTAAACGAAAAAGCAAGAGGTACTAGAAGAGTCAACGTAGAACTTGGAGGTGGTAACGCCGATTTAGATTTAGAATTGAAAGATGAACCGGCTTCTATATATCCAAACAGCCAAGTTAAAGAAACAGCATCAGGACATATCGTAGAGTATGATGATACTCCCGGTGCCGAACGTATAATGATACGCCATAGAACTGGATCAGGTGTAGAAATGCGTGCAAATGGAACCATGATATACGGTTCGGTAGGTAATACTATAAAAGTTACTGCACAAGATGAAAAGGTTATTGTTGATGGTGATGGAGAATTACATTATAACGGAAACTTAAAATTAAAAGTTGCAGGTGATTTTGATTTAGAAGTTGGTGGTGATTTTAATTTAAGAGTTGATGGCGATGTTGATCAAACTATTAAAAGAAGTTATAAACAAGATATAGGAAAAAGTAAAGAAGTAAAAATTATAGAAAGCAGATCAGAAACAATAGGTATAGATGCAACTACATTTATACATGGCAATAGCACAAATACGATTAAAAAAACAAACAGTATATTCATAGGAGAAGATGAAGCACACAACATTGGCGGCACATTGTTTATGACTGCAGAAAATGAAGTTTCATTATCAACAAAAAGTATAAATGCCACTGCATCTTCGCTTGCAGTACTAGGTGATAGTGGAACAATAGGTGGCACAAACATGGTTTATTATGGCCATACAGCTCATATACCAAGAATTAACGCAACTTCCGTTCATGCTTCTCAAGGCGTAATTGCTACTGTTGGAATGACTGCACCAACATTTAATGGTAACTTATCAGGTAATGCTAGTACAGCAGGAAAATCTGCAGTTGCTACAGCATTAGGATCTGGCGCTGGTAGTGCACAAGCCACAGTAACTATTACACCTGCGGCTGATTCAGATACACTAGAGCCTACAACTTCTGTCTTAAATGAATTATTAGAAAAATCTACTGTTGCTATAAAACGTGTTGCTATTGATGCATTTGGTGGATTATTTGATAGGCTTAATAGAAAAACTCATTACGGCGGATTGTCAACTACAGATTTAACTACTCGCCAAGTAAGATCTAGATTAAGAGATCCTAATGCACTTAATAACGAAAAGTTTACAAATGCATGTCAAGCTGAAGGTGTGTTATCACCGTTCTTTACAAGACAATCCATACTTACAACTGATAGAATTGTTTCAGGCAAAAAGAGTTTAAAGATACCAAGTACTATCATAGGAAATCCAGAAAAACCTATGGAAAGATTCAAAGGTTCGCCTATAAGTGTAAAAACAACTGAAGCTTTACCTGAACCAAATTTTAATCCAGTGTTTGCAGATGAAATTACAAGCAGAACTAGACTGGCACCGGGTATTACTATGGCTACTTTCTTAGGAGGTTCTGGAGATCCCGTTACTTTAACTCATATACTTGATGATAACGTAAGATTAAAACTTGCGAAACAATATACGTTACATGCAAGAGTTTTAAGATCTGTCAACTCATTTAGTGCAGTTAAAGAGTTTAAAGACTTTAGATTACAAGTAGTCGAAGGACTATATAGAGCAGAGGAAGGTGAAGAGCTTGACGTTAGTGATGGAATAAATTTTTTAATGTCAAGAGGTAGAGCAGTCGTATATGAATTAATTAATATGAAAGGTGAGATTGCCATAGAAAAAACCTTTGACTTAGCCGTATATTTAAAAGACACACTTAACTTTGAAAAGCTTATTTTAGACTATGATAACTATAATCCTGATGGTTCATTGAACGCTCAGCTTATTGTAATAATGCCTGAGATAACACCGCCATGGACAGTAACGTATAAGAATGAAGTTGAAACTAGGTACAATAACTTTTCTCAAGTAACAAATGAACTTATGGAAGCATTACCTACTACATAACCGTATAAATAGAACAAAGGATATAATATGCCAGTAAGAGCTTTTTCAATAGAGGATGGAAACTTAGGAAGTAAGACTATACTTACTTCTCGTACAAAAGTATCTAAAGATATTGATTTATCATTTGCTAAAAAGCCATCTGGTGACGTATTTAAAAAAACGGATGCAGCTGCTGTAAAACAAGCAGTTAAGAACTTATTACTTACAAATTTTAGTGAGAAACCTTTTCTTCCAAGATTTGGTGGAAACTTAAACTCATTATTATTTGCACTTAATACAGACATAGATGATGAAGATTTAGAAGAACAAATAATTAATGCTATAGAAATATATGAGCCTCGTGCAAGAGTTACTAACATAAGCAGTAACGTAAATGATGATCAGCATCAAGTAAAAGTTACAGTAACCTTTAGAATAGTTAATACAAATGAAACTGTAACTACAAATATAGATTTAACAAGGTTAAGATAATGGCAACAACAATTAAATCAACTCAACTCGACTTTGATACTATAAAAAGTAAATTAAAAGAATATTTAAAACAACAAACTGAATTTGCTGATTATGATTTTGAAGCATCAGGATTAAGTAACATATTAGATGTATTAGCTTATAACACTCATTTTACTGGTTTAAATGCTAACTTTGCTTTAAATGAATCCTTTATAAACACGGCTCAATTAAGAAGTTCAGTAGCTGCACTCGCAGAAGGTCTTGGTTATGTTCCAAGATCTTATGTATCACCTGAAGCTTCTTTAAACTTATCGATAAGTATCACTACAACTCCAAGACCTAACGCAATTATATTACCGCGAAACACACAGTTTACCACAAGTGTTGATGGTACTTCATTTACTTTTCAAACAAGAGAAGCTTTTACTGCAAACGATAATGGTTCTGGTACTTATCAATTTTTAAATAGTACAAGTGGAACTGGAATACCAGTTTTTGAAGGAACAGAAAAAACAAAAACATTTTTTGTAGGTGATACAACAGACACCCAAATATACGTAATACCTGATGTTACGATGGATACTACGACTATTAGAGTTCGTGTGTTTCCAACTGCAGCATCCACTCTTTTTGATACATACACCGACATTAAAAAAGCAGTCAGAATAGAAAATGATTCAACGTTCTTTCAAATTAAAGAAGTTCCTAATGGTTTCTATGAATTAATATTTGGTGATGGTCTTACTACAGGTAAAGCACCAGTGGCAGGTAATAAAATAATAGTTGATTACTTGTCGACTCAAGGTGATGCAGCAAATACAGCAAGCACCTTTACACCTTCTTCGACGCTAACTATTAATTCTGTGGCATATAACATAACAACCGTGACAGAATCGAATGCAGCAGGTGGTGCGTTTAAGGAAAGTATAGAGTCTATAAGGCAAAATGCTCCTATAGCTTTTACTTCACAAAGAAGATTAGTTACAGCAGAAGATTATAAAGGACAGATATTATCAAACTTTAGTGCGTATTTAGATGACGTCACATCTTATGGTGGATCTGATAATGTTCCAGCAATATATGGAGTAGTCTTTGTTGGATTAAAATTTAAAGATGGTATTACTGATAGTACTCAGCAAACTGTTAAAGACCAAATAAAAACTGATCTTACTGATAACATGTCAGTAATGTCAATTACAACAGAGTTCGTTGATCCTATAACAACAAACTTACAACTTACAACTACTTTTAATTTAGATCCAGACTTAACAAGCTCGACTGCACAATCAATGCAAAATTTAGTTCAAACAAGAATTAATAGTTTTTTTGATACCAACTTACAAAGGTTTAATAAAGTTTTTAGAAGATCAAATCTACTTACAGTCATAGACGCATTGGATCCTGCAATATTAAACTCTAGGATAGATGTTAAGATGGTGCAAACATTTATACCGACTAATAATGTATCTCTTGGTTATGACATATCTTTTCCAGTAAAACTTGCAGTACCTGCTATAGATTTACCAGTATTAACTTCATCAGGATTTACTTTTAATAGCCAACAATGTTTTCTACAAAATAAATTAAATAGTACAAAGATACAAATAGTATCAGTTGATGGTACTGTTGAAATTGATAACATAGGAACATATAATCAAGACACTGGCGTTGTAAGCTTGGTCGGATTTAAACCTACATCAATCGATGGAAACTTCATATCAATAACAGT